GAGAGATTCTGTCATTGACCCTGATAACTTACATGATGAATCACTTAGAATACCTCAACTACATTCTAAATACTATACACTTTACAACACGATTACTCTTCTTCGAGAGAGATCGAGAGATTCTTATAGCCGTGTAAAACTAGAACGGTATAACTACTATACAGGAAAGGCACCAGCGGAAGTCTACGTTGAAGAACCCTTTCCATACAAAGTACGGGAGAAAGACGCTATACAGAGGCATCTAGAGGCAGATGAGAAATTATCTGCTATCGATATGAAGATTCGATATTATGATGTGATGCTAAAGTTCTTGGAAGAGATTATCAAAACAGTCTCTAACAGAACTTTCCAAATTAAAAATGCTATTGAGTGGAATAAGTTCCAAGCAGGATTTAACTAATGGAAGAAGAGTATTTTTCAGAAGGTCATGAAGATTGTGATTATATGGTGGGGATGTCGATAAATGACATTCACCTTTTATATCACAGTGTTCAGGAAACTATTAGAGTTTGGCCTGGTGCTCCGGCACGCCCAGTTGAAGAGCAAGAACAATTGGTGCAGATGAAAAATAATTTATATCGAATGATTCTGGATTATAAGTTTCGTGAGATGTAATAAATATTCATAGGTGAACCCTATGAGTAATGTCTCATTTGATTATTTCTAAGAAAAACGAAGTATATCTAAAAGTTGAAGCAGAACCGCATGTCTTCTACGAGTTAGCAGACCAATTCACTTTTGATGTACCTGGTGCAAAATTTATGCCTCAGTACCGAAGTAAGTACTGGGACGGAAAGATTCGTCTGTTTAACACACAGACTGGAGAAATATATGTTGGATTGTTAGATAAGATAACCAGATTTTGTGACCATCACGGTTACACTTACGAGTTTAAGGATAATAAGTTTTATGGAACTCCCTTTGAGGTGAATGATCACATCTCACTGGAGGGCGTTAAAGACTACATGAACGCCATTTGTAAGTATTCACCTAGACCTTATCAAGTAGAGGGAGTATACGACGCCCTACGACATAATAGAAAGCTGTTGATATCCCCAACTGCCTCTGGAAAGTCTCTGATGATATATTCGATTGTGAGATATTACGTTGAGCGAGGGCAAAATACTCTGATAGTTGTTCCGACGACTTCTTTAGTAGAACAGATGTATAAAGATTTTGCAGACTATGGTTGGGACGTAGGTTCATATTGCCACAAGATATACGCTGGTAGAGAAAGAGAGACGGACTCTCAAGTTATCATTACTACCTGGCAATCGATCTACAAACTCCCCCGAAAATATTTTGAACGATTTAACGTAGTTGTTGGGGATGAGGCTCACCAGTTTAAAAGCAAGTCACTTATATCTATAATGTCAAAACTTGCTGATGCCAAGTACCGGTTTGGATTTACTGGAACGTTAGATGGCACTCAGACACACAAATGGGTATTAGAAGGACTGTTTGGTCCATCTTACAAGATCATCAGAACAGAAGAACTGATGGCAAAAGGTCATGTTGCCAAGTTGGACATCAACGTGCTTCTATTGAAACACCCAGCACATAAGTTTGAGACATTTGAAGATGAGGTTCAGTATATCATAGGACACGAACGTAGAAACAAGTTTATCCGGAATCTCGCACTTGATCTTAAAGGAAATACACTAATTCTGTTCTCTAGGGTAGAAGGTCACGGTAGACCGCTATACGAGATGATAAATAATAGCGTCATAATAGATAACCGCCACGTATTCTTTGTACATGGTGGGGTAGATACACAAGATAGAGAGAAAGTTAGAGAAATTACTGAAAGAGAAAATAATGCAATCATTGTTGCATCGTATGGAACTTTCTCAACAGGTATTAACATCAAGAACTTACACAACGTAATTTTTGCATCACCGTCTAAGTCCAGGATCAGAAACTTACAGTCTATCGGAAGAGTTCTTAGGAAAGGTAACAACAAAACAAAGGCAACACTCTATGACATTGCCGATGATATTAGTTACAAGTCAAGGAAAAACTACACTCTGAATCATCTTATTGAGAGAATTAAAATCTACAATGAAGAGAATTTTAACTATGACATAGTAAACATACCGCTGAGGAACTAATGGGAGAAGAATTTTACTCTATTATAAAACTTGTATCTGGAGAAGAGATCTTCGCAAAAGTATGCGTTGATGAGAATGAAGGTGAACCTATCTTGCTTGTGCAAAAACCAATCAAGATGAAAATGATTCAGACACCTGAAGGTGCTTTTATCAAAGTATCCTCATGGATGGAATTGACTGAAGAAGATGTCTTTGTTATAAGGCTTGATAGAATTATTACTATGACTGAAACTCATGATAAAAAAATGATTGAAGTATATGATCAATATATTGAAGAATCTGAAGAAGAAGATCTAGAACCTCTCAGACCCAGATCTAAAGGTAAAGCAAAGATTACCGGTAAGATGGGTTATGTTGCTAGTGTAGAGGAAGCAAGAGAGATGCTTGAAGACATCTATAGTAAAGATATTAAAGAAAGCTAGAGCCTTCTCTTCAAACCTAACAAAGGTATTCTACTCATATTTGAACATCTTGTCAAGTTATGAGAATATGTTATAATGTTTATAACCTTAAATACGGAAACCAATGTCATGCCAAAGAAGAAGTCAGAACATTATGTAAATAACAAAGAATTACTAGAGGCACTGATTGTTTATCGAACGAAGGTAGAAAAATCATACTTAGAGACCTTCGGTAAAGACCTTACTCAGCAACCCAAAGAACAACGAGCAAAGCGTTGGGAAGGTAAACCACCGATTACAAATTATCTTGGCGAATGTTTTCTTAAGATTGCGACACACCTTTCTTACAAACCAAACTTTGTTAATTACATGTTCAGAGACGATATGATCTCTGACGGTATTGAGAACTGTGTTCAATACATTCACAACTTTGATCCAGAGAAGTCTAAGAATCCATTTGCATATTTCACTCAGATTATTCACTACGCCTTTCTACGTCGAATTCAGAAAGAGAAAAAGCAATTGGATATCAAGACTAAAATCATTGAGAAGACTGGATTTGATGAAGTTATGATGGTTGACGACAGCTTGCTTTCTGGCAGCAGTTCAGACTATAATACTATCAAGGATAATATCATCTACAAGTCTAATCGATGAAGGTTGCGATTATTACAGATACTCATTATGGTGCTCGTAAAGGTTCGAAGCACCTACATGATTACTTTGAAAAGTTCTATGCTGATGTATTCTTTCCGACGCTAGAAAAAGAAGGTGTCACCACTGTTGTTCACATGGGTGATATCTTTGATAGTCGCAAGTCTATCGATTATCAAAGTTTAGAGTGGGCAAAGCGTGTTGTGTTTGACCCTCTCAAAAAATACAAGGTTCATGCGGTAATCGGTAATCACGATTGTTATTATAAGAATACCAACGAAGTGAATTCTCCCGAACTTCTTTTGCAGGACTATTCCAATATCAGCACTTATTCTGAGGCATCAGAGATTAAGATTGACAACCTTAACATTCTTCTGCTTCCTTGGATAAACTCTGAAAACTTTGAGTCTTCTTCAAATGCTGTGAAGAAGTCAAAGGCAAAGGTTGCAATGGGTCACCTTGAGCTCAATGGTTTCCGTGCTCATCGTGGTCACATTATGGAAGATGGGATGTCTATTGATATCTTCGATAAGTTCGACCGAGTATTCTCTGGACACTACCATACAAGATCTGATAATGGAAAGATCTTTTACTTGGGTAATCCGTATGAGATGTTCTGGAACGATGTAAATGATACTAGAGGTTTCACTATCTTTGATACGGATACCCTCACTCACACTCACGTCGATAATCCATATAAATTATTCTATAACATCTATTACGAAGATACTAATTACAAGTTGTTCAATACTACAGAGTATGAAAACAAAATTGTAAAAGTCATCGTTCGTAAAAAGACAAATCCCAAAGATTTTGAGAAGTTTGTTGACAAACTTTATAGCACTGGTGTTCAGGACTTAAAGATTGTTGAAAACTTCATGGTTCATGAAAATGAAGAATTTGAGATTGATGAGGATGAGAATACAATTTCCATCTTGAATAGATATATTGATGAGTCTGAATTTGAATTCGACAAAAATATTATTAAAGGAATTTTTCGGG